CAACTGATAAAAGCATACTTTTATCTATATTTAAAGATGCTGGAATTGATATAATGGATTATTGGGTTGGCGGTACAGGTAGCAATTCTAATCCCAATAGCTCATATCCTATTGACTTAATGATGGGTCAGTTCGGCGAAGACGACACAGATGAAGGCAATGCATTTGCAAACGCTGTTCGTCAAGCTAAGATGAACGGCAAGAAAAAAGGCGACAAAGTCCAAGGTCCAGACGGCGATGAGATCACACTAGAAAAAGAACAGAAGACACCATTAAGCGAGTTCATTCTAAGTTATTTTGACAGACAGTCAGGTCAGTTCCCCAAAGGCGAAACCGCAGTATTAACTATGATTGAAAAGGACTACGGCGAAGAGTTCATAGAACCCGCAAAGGCGTTTATAGAACAGATAAACAATCTCGTAGCAGAACGTTTTGGTTATAGAGAGCCAGACATTCAAGAAGACAATTACGAACTAGGTCACATCTCAAGGTTAGCGGGTCTTTGATCCGCTAACTGTTTGAAAAAATTTATCTTTTCGCTTGACAGGATAAATAACTTCGTGTAGTATGTAATAGTGCTACACACAATTAGGCACAAAAGCACATAGGCATTATAATAGGAGGCAACACTATGGCAAGTTTAGCAGAAATCCGAGCAAAGCTCAAGGAACAAGAAACACGCACATCAGGTGGTTCTACAGGCGGCGGCGACAACGCAATCTACGCATTTTGGAATATGAAAGAAGGCGAGCAAGCAACGCTGCGATTCCTTCCTGATGGCAACCCTGACAACACATTCTTCTGGTCAGAAAGAGCAATGATCAAACTGCCTTTCGCAGGCGTCAAAGGCGAGACTGATAGTCGTCCAGTACAGGTACAGGTTCCATGTATGGAAATGTACGGAGAATCATGTGCGATTCTAGCAGAAGTACGTGGTTGGTTCAAAGACGCAAGTCTTGAGGAAATGGGTCGTAAATATTGGAAAAAGCGTAGTTATATTTTCCAAGGATTTGTTCCAGAAAATCCACTCAAGGAAGAAACACAGCCAGAAAATCCTATTCGTAGATTTATCATTGGCCCACAAATCTTCCAGCTTATCAAAGCAGCACTTATGGATCCAGACATGGAAGAACTGCCTACTGATTATACAGCAGGTGTTGACTTCCGTCTGTCAAAAGGATCAAAAGGTGGATACGCAGACTATGGCGCATCAAACTGGGCACGTCGTGAGCGTCCACTAAGTGATGCGGAAATGAAGGCTGTTAATGAGCATGGCCTGTTTAACCTCAGTGACTTTCTTCCTAAGAAGCCCACTGACGTTGAAATTAAGGTTCTGACAGAAATGTTTGAAGCATCAGTAGATGGTGAAGCATATGACGCAGATCGTTGGGGACAATACTTCCGTCCAGCAGGCATGGCAGCTCGCACAGGCGATCCGACTAAAACAGCAAGCCCACAGGCTACTGCTACTAGTCAGAGCGCTCCAGCAAAGCGTATCGAGGATGACGATATCCCTTTTAAGTCAAATGAGGAGGTAGAACAGTCGGCTGCTCCTGCTCCTCAGGCAGCACCAAAGGCAGAAGCCCCAGCAGCAACTGGCGGTGCGCAAGATATTCTTGCTATGATTCGCGCACGTCAGAATTCATAATAGAAAGGGCTTCGGCCCTTTCTTTTACTTTGGCTTTTAATCTAGGAGATATACATGGCTACTAAAGTATTCGATCCTTCAAAATTTCGAAACAGTTTAACTAAATCTATCAAAGGCATGAGTGCTGGCTTTCACGATCCCACAGACTGGATCTCAACTGGCAACTATGCTCTAAACTATCTACTCAGCGGTGACTTCCGTAAAGGTATTCCGCTTGGTAAAGTATCAGTGTTCGCAGGCGAATCAGGCGCAGGCAAATCATACATCGTCAGTGGTAACATTGTAAAACACGCACAAGAACAAGACATCTTTGTAGTGCTGATCGACAGTGAAAATGCACTTGACGAAAGTTGGTTGCAGGCACTGAAAGTAGATACTTCACCTGAAAAACTACTAAAACTAAACATGGCAATGATCGACGACGTTGCTAAAACTATCTCAACGTTCATGGACGACTATCGTTCAATGGCAGAAGCAGACCGTCCCAAAGTGCTGTTTGTGGTTGACAGCCTGGGCATGTTGATGAGTCCTACTGAAGTAAATCAGTTTGAATCAGGTGACATGAAAGGTGACTTTGGACGCAAAGCCAAAGCACTCAAAGCACTGGTTACCAACTGTGTTAACATGTTTGGTTCATACAACGTGGGCATGTGTGTAACTAACCATACCTACGCAAGCCAAGATATGTTTGATCCAGATGACAAAATCTCAGGTGGTTCAGGCTTTGTGTATGCGTCCAGTATGGTTGTGGCTATGAAGAAGCTAAAACTTAAAACAGATGCTGACGGTAACAAGACTAGCCAAGTACACGGCATTAGAGCAGCATGTAAAGTAATGAAGACACGCTATGCTAAACCGTTTGAAGGTGTACAGGTGGAGATTCCTTATTCTACAGGCATGGATCCCTATAGCGGATTATTTGATCTGTTTGAAGGCAAAGGCCTGTTTGAAAAGGTAGGAAATCGTTACAAGTATGTTTCCAGTGCTGGAGAAGAAACTATCGAATTCCGCAAGCGTTGGACAGGTGATCTACTCGAAATGGCCATGGCTGATTTACCACTAAAAGAAAAACAACTGGTAAATATCCAAGAAGCAGCAAAGAATGATGCTGTGGATGATGATCATAACGAGGAGTTTACTGCTGATGAATGAACAGCAAATTGGTGATGTGTGGACACTGTTTAAAGAGTATGTCGACAAGAAACAGGTTGAGATAGTAGCAGAAAAGTTTGTAGACATGCTGGCTGACTACGGAGTAGACGATCAAGTGTTTAAGGAAGTGCTTGGCGTCGACGCTGATCTTGACTCAGCAATCGGTTATTATCTAGACATAGATACTGACAGTGATGATGACGAGGATTGGGACGAGTAATGGGATGGTATTCAGAAGTATCGAGAGATATTTCACGTATTCCCGAAGCAATACAATACTTCGAAGACGAGCTGGCAACAGCTCGTCTAGAAGTTAAAATAAAAGGTAGTATTGAACGAGCCGCAGCAGAAATGCCAGGCCTAGTTGAACAAAGATTTAATCAACTACAAGAAATTGAAGCAATACTAGAATACCTCAACATAGAACTGCGCAGACTACGCAGTTCGTTCTTTAAAAAATATCTTGAGAATTATCAACGAGCACTGAGCAGTCGTGACGTTGAAAAATATGTAGACGGTGAAGCAGATGTAGTTGACTACGAAAAGATCATCAACGAGTTTGCGCTGATGCGTAACAAATGGTTAGGTGTTCTCAAAGCACTTGACTCAAAGGGTTTCTCTATCAATAATGTAATTAAACTGCGGTGTGCAGGAATGGAAGATGCCTCGGTTTGATAAATACACTAGACAAAAGGTATTTATCATGAATAATTATTATGTTTATAAACTCGTAGATCCTAGAACTAATATGCCATTCTACGTGGGTAAAGGTAAAGATGCTCGTGCGTTTAAACACTTAAAAAATAGTTCTAAAACTTGTAATCCTCGCAAGGATAAAATAATAAATGAAATTTTTTCTTGCGAGTTATCTCCTATCGTAGATATTTTTTTAAAAAATTTAGACGAAGAAACAGCCTACAAATTAGAAGAAGAACTTATTTTAGAGTTAGGTCGTATCGGAAAAGAACCAAATGGAATATTAACAAATATAACGATACACTCCCAGCCTCCGTCTCAAAAAGGCAAAACTAGAGTGTTTACTGAAGATCACAAACAAAAGATTTCTAATTCTTTAAAAGGAAAATCCAAAACATATCAATCTTGGCAAACAGGGTTAACTAAAGAGACCGATGAAAGAATTGCTAAGATGGCAGAAAAAAGAAGCCAAACAGGAAATTCTCATCAAATAGGAATGAAATACTCTCAAGAAAGAATTAATAAAATTAGAAATAAATTAAAAGGCAGAACTGTTTCTTCTGAACAGAGAGAAAAAATGAGTCTTGCTAAAAAAGGCAGAACCTGGGAGGAAATATTCGGTAAAGACGGTGCAGAACAAAGACGAAAAAATTCTTTAAAAGGCGGAAATCACCCCAATGCTAAACAAATAAATACACCAGAAGGTATATTTGAAACAGTGACAACAGCATCTAATTATTTTAATGTTTCTGATTATACTATTAGACAAAGATGCAAAAGCGACAAAGAACGTTGGAAAGAATGGCAATACATTTAAATCTGAGAGTAGCAGGAATGGAAGACGCTACGTTATAGGAGGTTGCAATAATGATAAAGTTTTGGTTTGATATTTATAGAGATAGTAGAGCTAGTCATCGTATTAGAGCAAAACTTATCGTTGACTATGCAAAACAAGTAAATCAAGATTTTGATATTGTAGGCCCAAACACAGCAGATAAAATAAACTTTGAAAAAGATATTGTAATTTTTTCTAAAGATAGCGATATTATAAATTTAAAAAAATTAAAAAAATGTGGCTGTACAGTAGGTTTTGATCTTTGTGATAACAAATTTGAAACTGAACAAGTTTACAAAGATTACTGCGAAAGTGCAGATTTTATTACTGCTAATACTCCTGCTATGCAAAAAATTATCAAAGATTTTACTTCTAAAGATAGTTACCATTATGCAGATTGTGTAGAAAGATCAATCAAACCACCAAAAACATCTTTTTCAAGCAAACCGTTGAAATTATTATGGTATGGAGGAAAAAGCAGTATTGGATATATGCCTTGGCAAAAAACTATCAATGATTTGCAAAAAAATAAAATTAATTATCAGTTTAAAATAGTTACAAATAGTTCTCAAAAGTTTTACGGAAAAGCTCTAAAAAGATGGCATACAAAAACTGATGTATATTTT